TTACAATATATTTTCTGTATTTCCCAAGAGAATGGGAGGAAGATTTATGAAACTAACAGAACTACAAGAACTAATTAACAAGTATGGAGAAACAACAAAGTTCATTGAAATTAAGGATGAACTTAAGAAAATGGGCTATCCTTGTAACATCAAAGTAGGTGATAAAAATGTCTAAGAAAAAAGATAAAATACCTGAAATACCTGAAAATTTTAGAACTATTTATATCATAACTAATGCTGATAAAACTATTCTTTCAGCGTTTACTTCTGAAGAAGAAGCAAAAAAAGAAATTGATTTTAAATATTCAATTTTACCAGAAAAATTCAATATTCAACCTTGCTGTTTGAACATTGATAAAAGTTTTGCTGAAGAAATAAAAAAGAGATTTTAAGGAGATAAAAAATGAAAGATTTATATTTTATAGATGAAACTACAAAAACAATATTTGCCTTGGTGGAATTACAAGGAAAAGTACAAATGGATTTATTAGGAATACAAAGAATACATTATATCAATAGTGATATTAGCAAGAATTGGTATGAAGAAACAAAAAATAAAATAATGAATTCTAAGCATCCAAAATTAGTGGAAGCAATGAAAGAACTTGAAAAACTTTATAAAGGAATGAAGTAATTAAAGAAAGGATTAGATTATGAAAAGTAGAGAATATATTGAAAATAAAATAAAACAATTAGAAGATTTAAGAAGTGACCTTTTAAAAGAATATCAAGAAAAATTAGATGCTGGTAATAATGATGAAGTTCTTTGGCAATATATAAGTAATAAAAATATAGAAATTTGGACTTTAAAGGACATATTAAAAGATTAATTGGAGGCTTAAATGTATATAAAAGATAGAAAAAAAATAGAAAAAGCATTAGCAAATTTAATAAATGAAATGATAACACAAGAAATGATAGAAGAAAATAAAAAAGAAACTGCTGACCAGTTATCAGCAGCTAGAGAATATGAAATAAGACAAATTTGTGAAGAAATAGCTCAACAATATTCACTGATTAAAAAACCAATTTATTAAAAAATAAGGAGCTGGATAAAATGCAAGAAAAAACATTTAAGCAGTTATTGATGTCCAGTAACTATTACACATTAAATAAACAAATTGTTAAAGAACTTGGGATAGAATCAGCCTTTTTACTAACAATCTTAATTGAAGCTAGTGATGGATTAGCAGATAATGAAGGTTGGTTCTATCAAACCATAGAAAAAATTGGAGAACTTACAGGGCTTGGTAGACACAAGCAAGACAAGATAATCAAAGAATTAATTGACTTAAAAATATTGGAACAAAAAAATAAAGGAGTTCCCTGCAAAAGATATTTTAAAGTCAACTATGAAATGATTGAAAATCTAGTTTTCCAAAATCAGCAATCTAGTTTGTCTGAAAACGGCAAACTGGATTGTCAAAAAAAGACAAACTATTCTGCTGAAAATAGTCAAACTAGTTTGTCTGAAAACGGCAACAATAAAGAATATATAATAAATAACTTAAATAAAAAATTAAATCATAAAGAACATAATAAATCATATGACTGTTCTGAAGATTTAAAAAGAATAAAAGAGTGGTTCAAAGAAAATAAAATTGATTTTTCTAAGAAGCATGAAAATAAAATTATTGAGTTATTAAAGGTCAACTCTTTGGGATATCTTTTAAAACTCTTCCAAGAACAAATAGATATTTTAAAAAATAAACCAGGAGTAAAAAATATAGCTGCTATTTTCTCTAATCATCTTTTTAAAGGGACTGCTGAAATTAACCTTAAAGAAATTGAAAATAGAGAAATTGAACAGGAAAATTTAAAAAAAGAAGAAAAAAAGGAGAGTGAAAGAAATGAAAAATTTCTTAAGATTTTTTGGGAGCTTCCCCTAGAAGAACAAGAAAAGATAGAGAATGAAATTTTAAAAAATAATAATATTAATCATTTTCTTGAATTAAAAAAGAATAGCACAGTTATGTATTATAGATTAATTACTCCGTTCATTTCTAAATATATTCAAGAAAAAAATTAGCTATATTTAATTTACTTTTGATATTTGAAAGGGGGATTATGAAAAATCCAAAAGAAAAACCAAAAATAATAGAGGTAAAAACTCCTAAGATAGTTGAAGTTGAAAGACCTACTATAAAGGAAGTTGAGTGATATTATGAGTGAATCTATAAAAATTAATATGCCTTTTGATAAATGGTGCAGAATTCAAAAAGATTTTGAAGAACTTAACTCCAAGCTTCCAGAGGACAAAAAATTAGATTTTGAAAAATATAAATATTGCTACAACTGGGGTAGATTATCTTTTGACCTATATTGTATAGGAGCTGGAATAAAAGAAGCACTTAGAGAACCTGAATTTTATAACAAGAAGGAGATTAAATAGTGAAATTAAGAGGTAAAATTTACAGCATTGTTACTGGTGGAGTTTATAAAGTTTTAAACATAAACTTTGAAAGTAGAAAAATAACAGGAATAAACAAAAATGAAGAACTAACTTTTGAATTTAAAGATGTCATTTGGTTGGAGAGTACAGGAATAAAAGAAGATAAAAAATATATATACACAGATGATTATCTATTAGCAACAAAAGATGAAAATTTAATTTTATGTGGAATTGTAAAAAGAAGAAAAGATGGAGTATTTGTATTAGAAAATAAAAAACAACATAAAAGTATTCCATTAATAGAGTTGAAAGCTAGTGGAGTAAAATTAATAAATTTACAAAATCATAAAATTTATTTTGCAAAAAAGAACAATAAAACAATTAAAAAATAGGAGGAGATTATGGGAGTCGTACTTGTAAAAAATAATAAAGGTGGAGTAGGTAAAAGCTGGATAGCTTTACAGTTAGCAGCTTATAAAGCCTTTCAAAATGAAAAAGTCTTGCTATTAACTTCAGACTCTCAGAATAATGTTTTAAATTATTCTGGAATAAAAATTGAAGACACAAATAAAAAAGGGCTTGAAGATCTGCTAGAAGGGAAGAATTATGAATTAACAAAATTAAGACCTAATTTATTTTTCTTGCATCTTCAAGACTATAAGGTAAAAGGGAATCTTGATGAAAAGTTTAAGAAACAGATTAGCATTTTAAAAAAGGAATTTAAACATATTATCATAGATGGTTCTCCAGTTATGAATTTGGATAATGTCTTTGTTGATGTAGCTGAACATATAATTGTTCCAACTTTTTTAGACTCAGTTACAACAAACTCTATTTTAAACTTACTAAAAAAAACGGATATATCTAAAATTAGAGCTGTCATCCCAAATAGAGTAGGAAGAACAAAAATAGAAAAAGATTTTTATACTTTTCTAAAAAATAAATTAACTCGTTCAGGAGTATTCTTATCTATTCCAATTAATCAATCTTCAATAATTTTGAAGCTAATTGAAAATGGTACTTTACTATGGGAAAGAAGGTCTCAAAAATTGGATGAAATAAAAAATGTTTTTGTAAAAGTTTGGAGGGAGATAGAAGATGAATAATGAAAATAATGTAATGAAAGCAGTTGAAGAAGCATTAGCTGGAAGCCAATTAAGAAAGTTTGATTTCGCTAGTTACGAAATTTCTGATGATGATAAAGCAAAAATTGAAGAACAAGAAGTAAAACTTCTTAATAGTTTTAGGAAATACAGAAATAATCTTTTTGATATATGTAGCTCTTTGGCAGAAGTAGCAAAATTATTAAAGCCTTCTGGAAGTTTTATGGCTTGGTATGAAAGTGCAGGACTTACAAAGGATATGGTCTCAGTTTTTTTAAAGCGTTGGGACTTATATCTTTGGCAACCTGATTATAAAGATAAAATATTTAGTTTGTCAGATCAAGCAATAAAAATTATATCTAACAATTCTTTAGGTTTGGAAGTTGTAAAGGGAATACTGGAAGCAGATGTTTTAAAGGTTAGAGAAATTAAAAAACTTTTACCTCAGCCTAAAAAAGAAGAAAAATCTGAAGTTAAAGTAGAGAGACAAAAATATTTTAATTTTAATAAAATCAAAAAAATGGAAAAAAGAGCTAAGAAGTTAAAAGATGAAGAAAAAACAGAATATAAAAAAGAATTGACTGAATATATTAACAGTCTACAAAAACTTATGGAGGAACTATAACTATGATTGATAAAAAAACTTTAACAGAAAAAGCAGAAGCAACTATTAAATATAATGAATCATTGATTAATGATGATGCAGCTGTTGCTATGTTAGGAATTGCAAGAATTGTTAGTTTAAGAAATGAAGTAGAGGAACTTAAAGTTTTCATAAAGGTTTTAAACAGATTAGTCTAAAAAAGACTTTATCATTTTACACTGCAAATAACTTGCTCGTGTTGATAAAGCCCCGAAACAGTTTTATTTTAACAGAAAGGTGTTTGCAGTGTCAATAATAATTACTTAATTTATAAGGAGAATAAAAATGGAAAAAGCATTAAATAAATTAAATGAAAGACAATTAGTAAAAATGGCAACAGAAAAGGCTTGGAAAGATTATAGAGATGAAGTTGAAAGTAAAACAAGACTAAAAGAAATATTAAAAAAGGTATTAAAGAAAGAAAAAATTGGTTTTATCTATACTTGGAGAATTAATGATGTTAGAGATTATGGAACTATGTATGGAGATAATTACAAAGTTTATGAAAGTGTGCTTAGAAATTTAAACTATATAGAAAACTACAGTCATTGGGATAGTAAATTCACAAAAGAAGTTGATTCTGTGTTTGTTTGGGATAAGGATTATTACAGAAGTAATTTACAATTACTTAACTATATTTTTAATACAAATTTTGATAGAGAACTTTATACAGAAGGAGATAATTTTATTTATAGGCAAGATATAAGAGATAGAGAAGCTGGAAAACCTTTTTTATTGACAGATAAAATTCGTAAATTTTTAAAGAATGCTGGTTATTCAATACATAAAACTTGGATAAATTTTGGAAATGGTTTTAGATTACCAAAATTCATAGTTTTTTAAGGAGGAACAATGCTAGATATAAAGAAAATATGGGGAGATACTTATTTGATTAATGGTGAGCATCTAACACAAGACTATAATCAAGCAGTAATTATAGCTAATAAAGGTAATTCTATAAAATACTTTATTCCAATAGGAAGTAAAAAATGTTCGTTTTGGAAAAATTTAAAAAATAAATTGAATTTTCCATTTATAGTTTTGGAAAGCTGGATGTGATTCTATGAAAACAAATAAAAGAGATAAAAGTGGAAGATTAGTTTATACTCCTGAATTATTTAAAAATACTGGAAAACATTGGACTATTAATGAATTAATAGATTTAGTTGGTTATGATCAAACTATGAAAAGAGAGGAATTAGGATTAATGCTCGAAAGAACTCCTGGAACTTGTTCAAGTAAAATATCAAGATTAAAAAAGAATGGAGAATATGAATTTTATTTAAAAAAATTTAATAATAGAGGAAGGTAATATGGATATTTTAAAAATAGCTTTGGCTGCTCTTATGGCAGAGAAAGGTGTCAAGAATGAGGAAAGCAAAGAAAACAGAGAAAAGGGAAATAAAAATAAATGAAAAAAAAGAAATTGAAATAATTAAAAAACCAGCTGATGAAAAACTTCTTGCTACAAAGTTTGCTACGACTCTTTTAAATATCTCAATTGTTTGTCA